TCTAACCATTTTTTTATCTGATCAAAAGATTGTTCTATATTTTCTGCGTCTAAATATCGTAATGGTAAGTCTTTAGTATATGTTGACATTACTCTTGCCATTCTGCTATTACTATCCATTAATGAAAGTCTTATTACTTTTTTAGCACCAAATAGTTGTCCTGTACCTTCTGGAACACCTTTAGCTATTGCTTCTGTTGCACCACCTAAAAATCTACCTATTGCACCTACTGTTGGTTTTGTAGTTCCAAATGGTAAATCTTTAAATCCTATAGATTGATCTATAAGATTAGCCATGTCAATAACTTTTTCGTCTGCTGTTTTAGTAAAGTCTTGTGATATACGCATAAAACGTTGTATAACTTTTGGATCAGTAATACCTGTAATATCCATAAACTTACTTTCAGAATTTATATTGGATAAATATTTAACAAGTTTCATTCCGCCTGGATCTTTGTTAAGATAATCTGTTACAGATTTAGGACTAATAAACGAAAGTCCCCAACCACGTTTAACTACTCCTAACTCTGCAAGTTCTGCTTGTGACATTTTTTTAACGTCTTTAACATCTATACCTTTTAATTGTGCAATTAAATTATCACTTGCTCTTAATGTTTTAGCTGACTTTCTAGCTGCACCTATACCTAATGTAAGGTAGTTAGAAGGATCTAAAAACAATGCTTTACCTGCGTCAAGTATTCCAGATACAACATTAAAACCTTTTGTTCCTGGTTCTGCAACACCAAGTGCTAATGTTCTACCTAGTGATATAGGTACCTTAACATCTTCTCCAGTACCTAATTGTCTTGTAATATTAAATTGACCACTTTCCTCTTGCATACGCCTATCTATTTCTGTAATAGCAGAACCTAATTGATTTTGTATTATGCTTTGCGCTCTTTGGTTATCAAATCCAGATTGTATTAAATATTTATATTCATCATAATATTCACTATTAGGATTGTTAGGATCAAATACTTCTGAATTAGGAAGTAAGCCATCACCTAAATTAATTTCTTTACCTTGTGCTAAATTTTTAAATACTTGTTTTACTGTAGATTTACCAGATTGTGCGTATGCGTCTCTAAATGTTAATTGCTCTGCATTATCACCTATTGTTGCAGCAATCATAGAATTAATAGGTCTGTCAACTGTAGTTCTATACAAATCTTCTAATGCAAGTAAACCAAAACGTACTGCACCTTTGAGTGGATCAAATATCTTATCTACTGTAGATTGTTTATTATGTTCAAGTATTCTCTCTGATAATGTACTTAATACTTCTGCTTCTGGTTTAACTTGTAACATTGTAAGAGATGTAATAACATCTGGCGAAAAGTTTGGATAGAGTTTAGCTATAGCAGTAGCACGGTCTGCGTCTGCTTTTGTTACACTTGCCTTTGCTCTATTCCATTGCGTTTTTCTAGCAAGTATCTCTTTATATAAATCTTGTTCCGATTTAGGATCGTCAAAATAAAATACACCCATGTGTTACCCGAATTGTTGTGGCGTTCTATTTATTTTTTGACTTGCAAATTGCAATAAACTTATTAATTCTGCTGTTGGATTAGCTTGTGCCATTGCTCTTATTAACATTACATCATCTGGTTCTAACAACGTGCTTTCTTGTTGTTGCAAACTAGACGGTGTGGTAATTGGAGTTCCATCACCTTCTGTAAAAATATCAGCTACTCCTGGTGCCATTGGTTGTAATGGTTGCGGGGTTCCTGTAACTTGTGGTTGTGGTGTAGGTTCTGTTCCTTCTTCTCCTGGTATTGTACCTTGCCTTACTTGATTTACAAGTGCTGCTTCTTCACCAGCGCTTTCATTAACCATACCTCTAACATCTTCTATGCTAGGTGCAACACTATCTGTTCTTCTGCTTAAACTTCCAGGACCACTTACTGCTGCTGGTCTTGCAGGTGCAGTATTTTTCTTTACCCTTCTTCCTCTATCTCTGCTACTACCATTCGCCATTTATATCTCCTATATCTTCTTGTGGACCAAACATTATTATTAGTCCATTAGGTATGTATTGTACTATCATTCCTTGTGGAAATCCTGATACTGTTGGTTCTTCTTCATTACCATACAATTCATAATCTTCTATTTCTTCTGTTGTTTTCTGCCATACATCAAACAGTACTGTATTGCATATATCAGCAAATTGATAATTTAATTTATCTCTTTCGTTCATTGTTGAATACCGCCTAATAGTAATGAACGTATATCTGGTGCTGGACCTTGTGGTATAGCTTGACCGCCACCCATCATTTGTTCTAACATTGCTGCTTCACCTTCTGGTACTTCTGGTTCTTCTGCTGTATAAAATTTATCTAAGATTGCTTGCATGCCATCTGGATCTTTGTATATTTGCACAAGTGCCATAGTTGCTTTAGGATCTCCTTGACTTGCTTGTACCTTTAATGTTTCAAATAAAGTACGTTCTGCTTCATCTTTTAATATTCTATTGTTAATCTTTTGTACGTTTTCCAAACCGTCCATGTTTTCTTGCAAAGTCTCTTTGTCAATTATGCCTGCTTGTAATAACTGTAAACCAGAGACAATCTTGGTTGGTTCATCAAATCCTGCCATAACTCCATACACACGTCTTGTTCTATACATTCCAGATATATCTCGTTCTGGTGAATAATTTTCTGCGTATGCAGTTCCTTTAAAATAACCAGCTAATGGTTTAGATTTTTTACCGTTGAGAACTTCGTCCATTTCTAAACGTTTCATATCTAGTTCTTGTAAAGCGTCTTTTAGTGATAACTGATATTCTTTTACGTTTAAATCAACTGATGACAATAACTCTTGCAAACCTCTACCAGTAACAAAACTATTGGGAGATATTGCGTCATCTGATACAGGGTAACTTGCACCTAGTCGTAATTGTCGTTCTACTCTATCTATTTGTTGGAATAGCTGATACGGAATATTATTTGGTGGTTTAGCTACTTGGGAACCTGGTGTTAAATAGTTTACTGCAAATCTTCCACGCTTGTAGTTACCGCTTTCTAACTCACCAATAATGTTTGTTTCCGTAAATACACTATCTTCCATAGCAATAATAGATAAAACGTTTATCTTTGCCATAGCTGCCATTAAACCTAATACATGGTCATACTGTCCTTGTAATCTGTCAAAGCTAAATCTCTTAGCAATAACAAATCTAGGTCCAGACTTTAATGGATTAGGAATAAAATCTAATATTTGTTTTTGATCTGGTAAGAAGATGTATGTACCTTCTTCATTATAAAACTCTACTAATTCAGAACCGTCACCTAAATGGTTCTCCCAACTTCTTTGGAATTGGTCTGTATATTTAAATTTGCTGTACCCTGAAGGAAATTGTGAACTTTCATCAATAGGAACTTTAGCTTCTGGATACATAGATTTAATAACTGCATTAGGTACTAAACGTATAATGCCTAACTCTTTTGGATCTTGGTCTGGTCCGTAATATCCTGGATAACAATCATACGGATCACGAAGTTCTGCATGAGGATACATGTTTCCGTCTGGTCCCATTTTTTGTCGAACTACCCATACACAAAAACCATAACCTGGCAACCAACGTGCTGCCTGTGGAAGTTGTTTTTCCATTTTAGCTTCCATGTCATAACTATTAACAATACGTTCTAGTTTTTCTGCTTTAGTCTTTGCACGTTCACTATCTCGGTTGTCATAAGGATCGACTTTGATATCTGGCATACGTCCTAGCTTCTGTGCTAAGTGTTCTAAACCAGAATGTATCATATTAGGAATTGGTAAATCCTCATCATAGTTTTTACCATTCTCACCTAGCAATGCTGCTACACCATTAGGACCGCCATTTAAAATATTTCTTACTCTATGTCTATAGGTATAGTGACCACTATATTCGTGCATACCTTTTAAGTCGTCTACTTTTACTAATAATTCGTCTGGATTATAAACCATTACCAAGGCACCTCATTAAACTCTGTTTTTTGAAAATCTGCATAACTAGGAGTATAGTCGTTCTGTACTTGCGCTAACATCATTTTTACATTGGTACGTATACGTTTCATTGGAAACCAACTTGCCATAACCAAGTCTGTTTTTGTTTTTACATTGCGACTATTGCTAGCACCTGCTTGACTAAAGTATAACAACTGTTGTCTAAATATACCTATTTTATTTTTAGTTTTTGCGTCACCCCAAGGTAAATTTATCTTGCCAGTTTCATACTGTCCTACCATGCTGGTAACACCAAATGTTGGATCCCATTTATTCTTATATGTTTGATGTCCTTCTATACGTACACCGTTTTGTGCTGCCCAATTTCTAATATCTTTATCTTGACCTATAGCACGTTGAAAACCATTCTCCTCTACAACCCAGTGACTTAACCAATACTTGTCATACCATTCTTTCATTAAATTATGTGCTTTTTGTATACCACCACCTTGGTCATTTTTCACATCTACTAACCATACTTGTTGTGTCTTAATGTTATATGCCCAAAGCACTGCTGCCTGGTATCCAGTACTAGCTGGATCAAGTCCTGCAATTAATGTTGTATGTGGTGGAACGTCACCTAAGTTACGTGATTTATCTAAACAGTTATCTATCATCTCTGCTGTAAACAATGCCATACCATCTGGTATTGCTTTATTTAAATAAACCATTTCAAAGATAGCTCTACCACCAGTAGTCTCTGCTGCGTGTAATTGTTCTAGTAACCATTTATGGCTTCGTTTACCTGCCCATAACAAATGTGGTGTATGGTCTAAAGTTTCATCTTCTAATGGTATTTCTAAATCATGCGCACGTTCTACAATGCTTTCCCATGCTTGATTATTTAAAAGATGGTGGTAAAGATCGTCTGGGTG